AGCAGTAGAAGAAATAGAATTTGATCATCATCACATAGCAGGTGGTATTAGTAAAGTGCAAACAGCAGATAATGTTGTGGGTATATTTACAAGTAATGCTATGCGAGAAAAAGGCAGATATCAAATACAGTTTATGAAAACCAGAAGCAGTAGTGGTGTTGGCACAAAAGTAGATCTCAGTTTTGATCCTGATACATTAAGGATTGAGGACTTAGGAGAAGATGAAGAAGATGCAATGACTGTGACTACAAACAATTTAGTTGATCAACTTAAACGTAGTAATTCAATAAAAACTGAAGATCCAGAGCAAACTAGCACAATAGAACAAACTATGAACATGCGAGAGTTCCTGAAGAAAACTGACTTATAATGATAAATAGCATTATAGATAATATTTTTCTGGAGATAACGTGAAGAAAACCCGCAGTATATTAGAGGAACTCAATCAAATCTCTGTCGACAGAGACAGAAACCATGTGGTCTCTAATAGGGGAGAGCATGTTATCAATAGTGCTATAAATTTAATAGAGCAAATAGAAACTCATTTCGATGAGAAAACAGCAAAAGACTTAACTAACAGACTAGTGAACAGTATCAAGGGCAAAGACGTTAGAAAGTTCTCCAGAGGTATTACTAAAATAATAAAAGAATCTCAGAGAGAACAGAAAGATGCTACTTGAAGATTTTAATAATTTAGTTCTAAATGAATCTCCTGCTACTGACATGGGAGATGACATACCTGATGATTTTCCACTTAACGGTCAATCTTCTAATACCATGGTTATTACACAAATTCCTCAAAGGTATTTTTTAGGATATGTAAAAGACGAATTAGATGCATTAGTACAAAAATATTTTCAGATAGGATTCGATAAAAGAGGTACATTAGGTGTAGAAGGAAACTATTACATCTGGATAGGGGATAGCATAGAAACTTCAGATGGTATTAAAAGTCCTACTGGAAAAGAAAGATTTGAATTTTACAATCAAATTTATAATGCAGACATTACAAAAGATTCTAACGAAGATTTTGTGGAGTTTGCAAATGATCCTCCTAAAACAACACCTTCACTAGAAAAATTAAAATCCTGGGCAGAAGATAGTCCAGGGCAAGACTATGAACCTACTAATGGATCTTGGTACAGGATAAAAGATAATGGCAGATTATTGCCTGTACAAAGTAACAGTTTGACATTTAGAAAGTTGATGGCATTTTCTGGTTTTGCTGACAATCCAAATAGAGTTTCTGGACTAAATGTTGGCGAACGTAATTTAGAATTGCTAATGCTTCATAAACAGGCATTCGAACTCAGAGATCAACAGGACAGGGCAGATGATTTAAGCACACCATTGAAAAATAAAACTGTTGTTGTATTTCCAAATACAAATGTTAAATTTGAATACAGAGGCGAACCTCCTAAGGGAAATTGGTTTAGGGTTTCAGATGATGTAAAAATATCTACAAGTTCACCTGAACATGCATTACTTATGAGAGTAAAAGGCAAGATGCCTGATGGTAAAACAGATATTAAACCAGAAGAGAAAAATACTATATTAAAAAGATTAGGACAAATTACAAATGGACAATTTGGTGATGCTATCTTTGGTGAATATGGGCAAAGATTTAGGATGCCTGATAAAAAAGGAAATAAACAGCCTATACTTGCTAGAGTTTTAGGGAGTATTGGTGATTTTGCTGGTGAAAAATTAGGAAATAGGTATAAAAATAATCAAATAAAAAAATTGAGAAATCAATTTGATAGATTTGGAGATCTTTTTGATGAAAAAAATCCAGAATCATTAGCAAATAAATTACCTGAATGGTCAAAACAACCTGACGGCTGGTTTAAACTAACTAGATTTTTAAAAGAAAAAAGACAAGAATATAATGAAAGTGTTGGTAGACCTAAAGAATCAGAACTTGATTTGAATAGTGATGATCTTTATGAAGTAATTTTGTTTAGATTATCTAATATTATAGAAGAATATGCTAGTGCTAAATTCAAAGAGGGAGATCAGGTCAAATATATTCCACAAAGAGTTTTAGATGCAATTTTGAAAAAAGGCAGAGAAAGTGGCGATTACGAATTTTTTAAACAATTTAATATAGAAGATTTTAAAGTAGCAACTGTAATATGCCAGGACGATTTAAATCTCAAACAGGTGGTTGTCCAAGATCTTGGATTCCATACTGATCTGAGAAGAACATATCCAATGTCTGTAGAAAAATATGATCAACCACCAAAAGGTGCAGGTGCTTATACCCCTACATATAATTTAATTCCGCCTGAACCTGCTCCACCTACATTTGAAACTTTTTTCAAATTACATGGATTCTATCCAGATGTATGGTTTGAAAATATAGGGTATGATTTATATTATCAAGGTAACAGGGAACCAAAATTTTTAACTAAATCAGATTATTTAAATACATGCAAGGCAGTATATAAAGGTCTCACAGGCAAAGATTGGAACAAAAAACAGCGAAGGCAAATAATGAATTTAATGGGTGTATTTTTTATAGAGCCCAATAAATTAAGATCTGCTTCAACACCACCTGAGGCTATTTTTAATGAGTTATCTCGTGTATTAAGATCAGAAGCAGAAAAGAAGGACGAAGAAGATATTAAAAATAATGAACCTACTCCACAGGAAAAGGCAAAATGGTATGCACCATTTGTATTGGGACAGGAAGTTTTCTTTGTAGCAGGTAATAAAGCCAAAATCCCTGGTGAGATTACCAGAGGTGTTATTATTGAACCTAACATGAAAACTATAGATAATCCTGATAGAGACACAAGAAATATTTATGTAACAGTTAGGACTGCAGACTCTCCAGAAGCAGGGTTTCCTATTAGGAAAGTAAGATTAAAAACGAATGCAGAAGATTTAATAGACAGAGAGGAACAATTAAAAATCTCATCACAACCATATTTGTTTAAAAAAGACGGCTCCTTATACGCACAAGCATATTTAAATATTATAGATAAACGAGGAAAACCTATAAGAGTTTTTGCAGACGGTCCTGGAAAGGGTAGAATAGTCCCTAGTAATGCACCGTTAAATATAGTTGATGAATATGCAAATGATAATATATTTGATCCATCTTAATTACTATAATGAAATTTACAGACTTACATAAAAATATTTTAAAAGAAATATTATTAGAAGCAGAAGGTAAAAATACCCATTTGGAACATCTGGAAGATCATATATTTAATAAAGGATACGAAGGAGCCAAAGAGGCAGTAGATTATCTTCATAGTCTACATGAAATGCTGGAAGGTAGTAGTAAAACACAAATATCTATGACAACAAAATGGGACGGTGCTCCAGCAATAGTTTGTGGTAGAGATCCTGAATCTGGAAAATTTTTTGTAGGTACAAAAGGTGTATTTGCACAAAGGCCCAAAATAAATTTTACAGATAAAGATATAGAACAAAATCATCCTGATCCTGGTTTACAGGAAATTTTAAAAGTTGCTTTGGGTAATTTAAAAAAATTAAATATAGATACAGTTGTCCAAGGTGATATGCTGTTTAAAAAAGACACAGTTCAAACAGGTACAATAGATGGTGATGAGGTAGTTTATTTTAAACCAAACACAATTATATATGCAGTACCAGAAAATAGCGATCTAGCAAAGCAAATACAACAAGCAGAAATGGGAATAGTATTTCATACAGAATATGTTGGTGGACCAACTCTAGCAGACACTACTGCAAAGTTTGGGTACAATAGCAGTAGTTTAACAAAAAATAAAGATGTATGGTTCAGAGATGCCACAATTAAAGATCTTAGTGGTACAGTAACACTTACAGAGCAGGAAAGTGTTGATATGATAAAGGCTATTACAGATGCAAACAATTACCTTGAAAAAATTGGTAAACCAATGTTTGACTGGATAGGAAAAGGTTCTGATGTAATAGGTAAAGATTTTATACAATACTTAAAGGCTCACGTAAACAGTAATATCAGACAAGGATATATAGAACAAGAGCCTGCCAAATTTGCAAGTGAGTTCACACAAAGTTATATTGCTCGTATGGAAAAAAAGATAGATGGATATAAAACTGAAAAGAAACAAGAAGAGTATAGAAAAATTTTAGTGGATGGTGTAAAATTTTTAAAAGAGCATGTAAACAGTATTGTGGGTGTGTATGATTTATACACTAAACTGATTGGTGCTAAAAATTTGATAGTACAAAAATTAGAAACTATCAGGCAGATGCCTACATTTAAAGAAACAGAAAATGGGTTTGAGGTTACAGCAGAAGAAGGATTTGTTGCAGTAGACAGAACAGGAAATGCTTTAAAAATTATTGACAGATTAGAGTTCAGTAGATTAAACTTTGGTTCAGGGAGGCCTGGGGAATAATGAATACCATGACATTAGATCAAATGTTATCAAAGTTAAAAAAAGATATGGATAAAACTGGAACTGGTAATAATTTTACTAATGATTGGCTTAATTGGGTAGGTAAAAATAAAGTTTTTAAATTAAAAACTATTCCTATAGACTCTGTATCACCAGCAGATGGTTTAGTTCTTGATCAAGAAAATATAGATAAAATGTTTAAGAGTAATTTAAGTGATAGTCCTATTATTGTAGTTCATAAAGATGGCACCATTATTGATGGCAATCATAGACATCAAGCAGTAAAAAAACAAGGTGCTCAAACCATACAAGCCTATGTGGGTGAGGATAAAATGGAGTTAGATTTTATTGATAATGAAATAACAGAAGGCAGACTTTTTAGAACTTCTCGTAATTACCAAAACTTGACTGGACGTGATGTTGCTGATTTGTTTTACTTAACAACTTTAGCAATTTACATTATGGAAAAAGACTCCAAGCAATCTAAATTTGCTAGAGCATACGCAAAACGTACAACTCAATATGGGCCTTATGCTTTATTTAGAACACACGCAACTGATTTATATTTGCTAGGTTATGTTGTAGACAATCCAAATAATGATAATGTAAAATTAAAAAATCATATACCAAGTGTTGGTTTTTTAAATAGCATAAAATTACAAAACAGAAGACATTGGAACTTTATTAGTAGATTAGGCAGAGGCGACAGAATAGACGGCCCTGTATCATTTTTTATTGGTTTGGAAAATCAACTTAAAATAAAAGACAACAGATACAAGTCTTGGAGAAGGTTAGCAACTGACTGGCAAAATACAAAGTTTAGATCCAGACAATATGTAATAGCAAAAATTACACAAGAGTTTAGAAGAATAGGTGTGGGTAGTGAAATGATGACACCTTTGCAAACTATGACAAAATATAGAAGTTATCAAGTGTCTGACAAATATAAGAAAAAAGCAAGTACTGGTAGAAAAGTTGCTGGTGCAGTTGCAGGTGCAGTTGCAGGAAGATATGCAGGTAAAAAGATTGCACAAAAATTTGGTAAAGATATAGATAAATATAAGAAAGCAGGAACTGGTATCGGTGCAATAGCAGGTTATTGGGCCGGAGGAAGACAAAAACAATCATGAAAATAAATGATATAATTTTAAAAGAAGAATTAGACCAAAAAGAAGCCGATATGGTATATCAGGGACTAATTGCATCTGGTGAAGAGTATGATAAAATGGTTGCTAGAGAATTTCAGATTACCAGAAACGATCCACGACATACTTCTGTAGATACTGCTCAACAGGCGGCTGAGACTCGTGCTAGAAATAAAATGAAAAAAAGTATTGAAAAAATTAAAAAGGCAGAAGATGAAGGAAATCTTACAATAGACCCTAAAAAAGATCCCAAAAAAAGAGACTACAGCGATAAATTTTATGGAAACCAGTATGTAGACAGAAGTTTTGTTGCAGATCTTAACAAATATATGCCTATAATTGCAGTAATGAATGAACCAGATACAGTAGGGAAGTTAGGAAAAGTATTAGGAAAAGGTTATGCTTCTGGAAAAGGATTATCTGCTATATTAGAGCCTGGAGAAATTAAATCACCATCTAAATTAGGTAAAGGCTTTAAATAAACCTAAAATTTTTTCCCTTAAAATGATAAATAAATGTAACGGCGATATTTAGTCGCTAAACAATTTAGGAGAAATACAATGGCACAATCAGATAGAAGAGCGGCGGCGGCTGGTGAGTTTATTGGTAAAGATGTATTCTTAAAAAGTTTCCAACAACAAGCAGGAAACATCAGTGCATCACAATTGACAGCATTAGTTAGTTCAGTCCAAAGTTTAAACCTTACAGTATTAAAAGTAGGTGATTTTACAGCAGGATCTCAAGATACTGTAAACTTTATACTAGAAGGTGCTGACAACCTAGCAAACGGTGACCTAGCAGGACACGTTATTGGTGACGTCAGTTTCTAAGTTTTACTTAAAAACTTTAAAAAAGGCAGTTCTTACTGCCTTTTTTTATCATTATACTTTCTAAAATTATAAAAAAATGATAAATAAATGTAAGATATAGACAAACGTCTATAGAAATTTTAGGAGAAAAAAATGGCACAAACAAAAGGAGAAGGTAAAGGAGTAGCCGAATTTGCAACAGGTACCCTTATATCAAGACACAACCTATTAGCAGTATTAGTTGATACAGGTGCAGACTTACAATCAGAAGATGATGCGCCTTTTGAAGCAGTTGAAAGAGCATTAAGCATTATTCAACCACTTATGTATGTTGTTCCATCAGCATCAGCAGGTAAAATTCATTGTATAGTTGACGGAAGTCAATTTGATGCATCTGCAGTTCAGGCACAATTACAAGCAATTGGAACACAAGAAGCAAACAGTTATAGTTTTGCATCAGCAACAGTTACACTTGGAACTGATATGGTTATTAGTTAAGTTTAAACTTAATATAAAGAAGGGCATTTTACATGCCCTTTTTTTATGACAGAAAGATAAATATTTGCATAGGTACCAAAAGGGTACTAACATAGGAGAACAACATGGCGCAAACTAAGGTAAACCCTGTACATGTGGATGAAGAAAAGTTTATGATAGGTCTAAAACCAACATTTTTTGAAGTTGGATTTGGAGCGGCCGTAAACGCAAAAACAGGTCCAGATAGTACAATCCAAACAGTTTTTCATTCTATTTTAAATGAAAATCTTTCTATCCTAGGTTATAGTGCATTGTATGACACAAATCAAACAATAGCATTTATGGTTGATGGAGAAAAAGGTACTGACACATATGACGGTTCTAATAGTGAAACATTAGCGGCTCACTTAGAAGATGTTATACAGGCATTAGGTACAGTTGATGGAGTCAACTTGGCTAACGCATCAGTCACAGCAAAAACATTTGAATTAGCATAATCTAAAAAACTTTTAAAAAAATCCTCACTCACTGTGGGGATTTTTTTTGACTTGACTTTTTGTAAATCCGATAAATAGTAGAAAGACGGAGACACAAATGAGTTTATCAAGAAGTGGTGCAATGGGAAGTTCGGAGGTTGTATCAGGCAACATCGAATTTTACACATTGTTCACAACAATAGACATTACTAGAACTGGTGATTTTAGTAATGACACACAAAAAGACTTTGAAAGTGTTGTACAAGTAATAGGATTAAGAGCACAACCAGTTGTAATGAATAATCCAGTACAATTAAACGGCAGTGGTGCAAATGTATTAGAAAATTATGGAGCACCAAGTTTAACAGGTGCAGGTTTTATTTTTAAATTTGCATTTGAACGGGAAGGAGTACACTCGGTAGACACTTTAAAAAATGAATTAGACGGGATAGTATTGAATGGAGGTACAATAGATACCAAAAGTTCAGTTAATATGGAATTTACAAAACAAGACTTATTGTAGGAAAAAACAATGCCAAAAAAACCTCAACCAGATAAAATGCCTAAACCTTATATAGGGGATGGTAATATAGAGGCTCATATAATTGCAGACATGCTGAGAATAGAAAGCATAACAGCCGAAATAAGAGAGTTTAAAGAAACAACTAAAAGCAGATTAGACAAATTGGAAAATTGGATTATTTCCATTGTTGCTATAACTGTTACATCACTAATTAGTACAGTAATTACTTTAGTGATGAGATTACTATGAGATTAGAAGAATTTACAGATGAACCTATTTTAGAAGCCAGAATGGTCTGGCGTAAAATGGGTAATACTATTAAACGTGCTATTAGATGTACTAGTGGCAGGAGAAAAGGTCGCGTAGTATCTAATGCTTCACAATGTAATAAACCTATTGATATGAAAAAGAGATTAACTCTTAAAAGAACTAAATCTAGACTAGGTGCAAGAATGGCTAAAAGAGCACAAAGATCTAAAAGAATGAATCCAGCAAGTAGACGATTAAGAACTTTAAATAAAAGAAGAAGATAATGAAATTTACTGATGTCAAAACACTTGAACACTTGTTAAGAGAGTATGGCAATTCTCCAGGTAAAAATTTGCCTACAGCATCAAAAGATTTAGGATTTTCAGGTAAAGGTCAAATTAAAAAGATGTCTAAAGTTCCTACAGATATGTCTAAAGGTCCTGCTATAAACATGCCAAAAACTCCACAAAATCAAACTGGCAACTCTCCAACTATACAATCTGGAGGCACAGTAAAAGCAAAAGATTTATCAGATACTGATGCTGGTAAAGAAGTATTAGACAAAACAAATAAATCGTTAGGTAATGTTGTTGCACCTGTAGGTAAAAATCCACAAAACAAATTTTTAGTAGTACAAAAAGGCAATGAAACTCCCACAGTTATAGACCCTGAAGAAGATGTTTTTGTAAAAGAAGGCAAGTTAGGCAACAGACTTAAAAGAAAAAACAAAAAATTAAAACTAAGAGGTATTAGTAATAGAATTAAAAAACTTTCCAAGAAAAATTTAAAAGAAGCAAAACCAGAATTATTTGAAATAAACTTTAACAAGAAAGAAATTGCCTTAGAGGCATTAGACTTGCCTATAAGATGTGGCTTTGAGGCAGAAACATTTTGGTATGGTGCAGAAGACAGTGGTAGTGGATATGATATAGATGACATGACTCTAGATGAAGTAGAATCAGAATTTGGAATACCAGATGCCGCATATGAAGATTATGAAGAGCATGTAAGAGAAAAAGCATTTGATGACGGTTATGTATCTGATCTTGTAAATGAATGGATAGAAGAAAACAGAGATGAAGATCAATACATAAATGACTTTATGCAATACGGCGGAGGTCCTACAATGGATGCTGTAGAAGAGTATAAAGACGACTTTGAAGAAAATGATCCAGCAGAATATGAAAACCGTGAAGAAGATGGCTGGGATATGGACAACTGGGCAAGAGATTTCATTAATGAAGAATATGAAGCCGATTACGAAGATTATTTGAGAGAAATAGCAGAAGATGATTATGATCTCATAGACACAGCCATAGACTCATGCAGAGATGATTACAGTATGGACGAATGGGTAAACGATGTACATTACAATATGAGCAGTTTCCTAGACGACTATGGATGGGATTACGAGAGATACGGAGATGGCGGAGTAGATGCAGTAGCAGATATATTTCATAATTGGCAAAAAACCAACAGTAAATTTACAAGTTATCCAGAAACAGGAGACTATGGCGATACCAGTGGAGCCGAAGATGAGTGGGCAATCGAAAAAGACAGCACCATTGATCCAGATGAAGGTGCAGGAGCAGAAGTAATTTCACCTGTGTTTGAATCTCCCAGAGAAATGCTAGAGGAGATGAAAAGTCTTTTCGAGTTCGGAGAGGAAGAATTTGGTTCCAACCGTAGTACAGGACTACATGTAACCATGAGTTGGCAGGGCGATGCTAGAGGCGGATCAAAAGAAGCAGGACCAAACAAATTAAAAATGGCATTATTGTTAGGAGATGAATATTTATTAGCACAATTTGACAGATTAAATAACAGTTACACACGAAGTCAGTACAAAAATGTTTTAAAACAGGCTGAAAAGATGAAAAAAGGAGACAATAAAAGTTTCTTAAAATTACAATCATTCTTAGACAGTGGTGTAAGCAAAGAAAAATACTCCACAATTCATTTTAAAGATAATTATAGAAAAGACAGCAAATCAGGAAGTGAACTTATAGAGTTCCGTATTGCAGGTGGATCAGATTATCAAGAAAAATTTGACAAAGTAACAAAAGCAGTTATTAGATATGCCACTATCATGAAAGCAGGTTACGATGATGATGCATTTAGAACAGAATATATAAGAGCAATTTCCAGAGTAGTAAGAAAAAGCCAAGAGATAGATCCCAAAGACAAAGAAAGATTGAATAGTATTGAAGCACCTGTAATAGATGCCGCAAAAGAAATTGTTAGTAAAAAAGAATATTTTGATATTTTAAATTTATTAGAAAGAAGTATAGAATATTTTCAATCTTATCAAGAAAAAAGTAAGCCAGGTGCTGATAAAGAGTGGGAAAAAAGTATTGATGATTACAGAGATGGCACAGGCAGAGACCCAAGTTGGATGGGCGAAAGCATTAACGAAGAAGAGGGTATAACAGGATATATTGAGCCAGATAGGTTAGCACCAAGCAAACGAGCAGTAAATGATCTAGAAAAAGCCAGAAAACTATTTGGTCAAGCAGTGGCAATGCTTGCCAGAAATATAGAAGAAGGCAATGCTAGAAATACACCTAAAGCAAAACATATTGGAATTTTTAGAAGATACGCAGTTGACTTAGGCATGGATTCCAAAGATTTAGAAACTTTGCTATTAACTAGTATGGACGATGCTAGATACAGTGGCAATGATGAATCAGAAGATGTTACCACTCTACAAAAAGGTGTTAAAGCATTATTTAAAAAAGATATAGTAGGCACGCCTGATTTTTTGAGAAGGCAAGATTATGATGTATTAGCAGATGCTTTATGGCAATTCTTTCAAACAGATGATGCTAAAGATAATAAAATTTTAGATAAACTTGCAGACATAATGATGAAAGTAAATCCTAAAAACGATAAAGAGGATGTAGTTTTTTCATTAAAAGAGTTAGGACAAAAAAGGCAAAAAAATGATATGTACAGGTATCTAAAAGATTCTGGATATGGTGTTAAAGTAACACTTTTAAAACCTGGAAAAATTACAAATTCAGGAGCAGTAGAGGAATTAATAAAATTTTTAGAGCCTTATGAAGGTTATGAACATCCTACATCTAGAGATCATCATGTAAATATTAAAAGTGATGACGGATATGCCACAGTATTCCAAATGAATATGATTCAAAAAATGCGTAATAGATTGGATCATTTAAGGCAGTTAAAAAGAACTGATGAAGAAAAATATAATGTGTTACACAAAAAATTATTCCAAATAGGAGTTGATTTTTTAAATAAATTAAAACCATTTGATACTATCAAGCCTACAGATGATTCAGATGAAGACATATATGACGGTGATGAATTTTTAGGCACAAGAAATGGCACAATGCGTGAATGGAACGATCTTCTAGATACTTTTGTAAGATTTCAAGATCCTGAAAGTGAAGATAACCAAACATATAATTTTGTTTCATACTTTGATGATATAGTTATGTCTAATATAAATGTATCAAAGTATTACAATTATAAAGAAAAAGAACCTAGTAAGTTTAAAATTCCTGAAATAAAAAAAGTAGTTAAAGAAAGGTTTAAGGCAATTAAAAAATTACTAGATGACTTTGATAAAATTTTCCAAGCAGAAGGTTTTAATAATTTGAAAAAAGAAATTGCTGGTAAAAATCAATTAGACAAACGTAACAAAGATTTTGAAAAGAATGTAAGAAGTAATGCAATAGCAAAACTTAATATTCCTGCCCACAGTTTTGTATATATTAAACAGAATTCTTTACAAGAAATAAAAGATTATCCTAATGCACCTGAAATTAAACGTCACTTTGATGATGTAAATGATGGCGGTAGTATATATGTTATACCTGCCGCACATTGGACTCAGGCGGAAGATGCCTTAAATGGATTAGATGTAATAGAAAAATTCGAAAGTGCAAATAACTATTTCCATACATGGAGAAAACTGCCTTATAATAAAATACTTAGTAAGTTTTATGCAAAATATAATGTCACTTTTAAAGATTTACAAAATACTAATATTTTTGAACCTGCTGGAAGTACAGAATATAAATTTTTTAAAAATGCAAATGTAGAAATTACTAGAATAGGAGATAGTAGAGCAGGAGTATCTGGACAAGATTATTTGATAGATCCTGAAAGTGTGAAAAAACCTGTTAGTGACGAACCATTAAACAGATCAAGTGCTATTACTTGGTCAATGAACACTGATGATTCTGAAGTAAAAAGGTTTAAAGCATTTGACTTTAGTGTATATCCTAAAGAAATGAAATCACTTGTTGCTAAAGAAATGAAAGATAGAACATCAGGACCTAGTTTTCAACAAGCATTAGAAAGAGTATTACAAAAAATTGTTGATGGAGATATAAAGTTAGCATTAAATTATCAGGATAATGTAGATGGTATGATAAAAGCGGCTGGTGTTGAAGATTATAAAGATGCCTCTTCGTCTGAAGTTGCTGATAGAACAAACTGGAGTAATTTAACAGATTATTTGAAAATAGAACGTGGCGTAAATGACCAAGGTGTAAGATTACTACGAAAAGTTTACGATCAATATGACAGTGACCATAACTGGCGTCCAGAAGATCCAAGAGCAATAGGTACAGAAAGATGGGCCGCCGCTGTTAAGGCCGCATACGAATATATAGAAAAAAATTATACTGTAAGTGGTGGAAACTATTTTAGAGATGGCGATGATGTAAGTGGTGTATATGGCAATGATCAATCAGGATTCGATAACACCACAGACGATTACGAGAAAGTGCGTGAAAAATATCGTATGTTTAATGCTATGATGCAAAATGGTATTCAATATTATATAATGCAACCAGATGTAAACAGACTGGTAGGAT